GCGGCGGTTCGGGCGACGAACACACCGGCCACGCCGGTACGGGCTCGCGTTGCGTAGGACATCAGGGTTCCTTTCCTGTCCTGGTGCGGTTGTCAGTGCGGTGGGGCGGGCGCCCGGAAGCCCTCGCCCGCCCCACCGGTCGCCATCCGGTCCTGGGGTATCCGGGAGACCGGGGGCGAGTCTCGGTCACGCCGCGGTGTAGGCCACGGCGTGGAATCCGGTGTACCGGAGCATCTGGCTCACGAAGTAGCCCCAGATGTTCAGGTAGATGTTCTCCGGGCCACCCTTCTCGAAGAACTTGAAGGTCAGCAGGGCCGACTCACCCACAAGCCAGTCCACGGAGTTGAACAGCGCCACGTCGTCGGTGGCGTCGGTCAGGCTCCAGGCGTTCGGGCACGCCAGGCCGTCAACGGCCAGGGTGGCCGCTGCGCGACCAACCGAGCCGAGAGCGTTCTGCGGGGCCACGAACGGGAACAGCGGGCGACCGATGTCGTCCACGGCCTTGACCAGGCCCTTGTAGCCGGTCGGGCTGGCGAGCATCCGGTCGGGCACGAGGAATCGGTGACCGGGGTAGTCGGCCTCCATCTCCCGGATCCCGTCGATGGCCAGGTCGTTCCCGGTGCCGGTGACGGTGTAGACGTAGCAGCCCTCGGTGCTCTGCCCGGCTCCCGTGTTGTTGTCGGTCGCGGCGGCCAGCTCGGCGGACAGGATCGCCTCGGTGTCCTGCCGGTACTCCTCGTGCATGGCGTTCATGGCGATCACGTCGATCGCTGGGTTCGAGGAGTCCATCAGCTCGCGGGTGACGACGAACTCACCCTGGCGGGCCGTCGGGGTGCAGGTCCGGTAGGTGTGGTCCGTGATCGTACCGGCGGCCAGGCCGGTGCCCTCGACGTTCTCTCCGGACAGGCCAGCAGCCCCGACCCACACCGGGACCTTGAACGGCGTGGCGTTGGCCAGGGTCACCCTGGTTCCGATGGCGTCGAAGATCGGGCGGCCCTGCGGGACCTGACCGACGTAGAGGTCACCGCGGTACTGCGCGGGGATCAGCTGGGCCTGGTCGGTGGTGTTGCCGGCGTTCGCCAGCTCCACCCTGCGGACGGCCGCGGCCGTCGCCAGCTCTTCCGTCTGCTGGGTGTACTTCTGGAGGCGCGCGTAGGCGTCGTTCGCCTCCTTCGAGCCGTAGCTCAGGTTCCGGGCGTCCCAGGCGTCGCGGACGAAGGAGTGGCCCAGGCCGGTGAGGTTGTAGACCAGCGGCTCGGTGACGGCAGCCACCGGGCTCAGCCCGGAGGCACGCTGCTCCGCCGGGACGGTGCTGTTCAGGGCCTCCACGGCCCGGGTGAAGGCGTCCGTGGCGCCGGTGAGGGCCGCAGTCAGGGCCTCAGTGCCCGGCACGGCGGCCGGGGCAGCAGTGGTGGCCGTGTCGGTCACGGTGGTGCTCCCTTCGGGGGTCCGGACGGCCGATGCCGCCACGGTGTCGACGCGGGCCCCGGAGAATGCCGGGTCCGCCGTGAGGGTGACCCTCCGCAGGTGTGCGGAGGTGACGTACAGGCCGCCGCCGTCGTCCGGATCGGCCGCCAGGATCTCGACCACGGCGGACAGGCCGTCAAGCGCGCCGTCCTCGGCGAGCGCAAGGGCTTCGTCCCCGGCCGCCGTGCGGGCGACCCGGAACTTCCCGCGGAGCCCGGCGGCATCGGATTTGATCTCGGTGGCGGAGCCCAGGAGCTGACCGAGGTCGTGCTCACGGTCGAGCTTCACGCGGGAGACGGCTGCCTTGTTCCATGTCACGGAGCCGGGGGCGAACCTCAGCTTCCGGTGGTCGTCGGTGCGGACGTTGAACGGGAGGACCATCCCACCTACGGTCCGCTTCTCCTTCGATGCGGCGAAGTCCTCGGACGAGAACGCGACGGTGACCGTCTCGTGCTCACCTGCGAGCGCCACGGTGGTGCCGGTCCTGGTCTGCATGACGGGCTCCTGGGTGACGGCCGGTGCGGGCAGGGCCCTGGCCGGCGGTTCGATGGGGATGTCCGGGAGGTTCTCAGCCGCGCGGACTTCCTCCACGCTCATGATGCCCTTGTCGATCGCGGTTCCGTAGGTACTCCACCGCGTCGCCGGATCGGCCTGCATGTAGGCAGCCAGGTCGAAGGCCACGGTGGTGCCACGCTTGGTGATGTCGTCCATGGACAGGCGGTCGGTGATGGCTCGCATCCACATGCCGAGGTTCTCGTTCACCTTGTCGACCCGGCGGTCCACGGCGTTCGCGTAGGTCCGGGAGGTCGTGTTCACGCCCAGATCCTCGGGATCGAGCGACATCAGGTTGGCGATCTCCAAGTCCGACCGCTGCTGTAGCTGGGCCAGTTGGAGGTCTACCGGGTTCGTCCCGGACGGGAGGTTCCGCTTGAGGGCCGCCGGGATGTACGCCTCACTGCCGTCCCGGCGAGCAGCTGCGTAGTCCTTGAGGTAGCCCTTGATCTCGTCCTCGTCGCCAGGGTCTACACCACCATCGGGGGTCCAGAACGCCCTGGCCTCCGGGTCGTCGGCGTACATCTCGCCGGCCTGCGCGAGCTTGACCGCGCGGCGGATCGCCGGGCCGGAGTCGCGCAGCGGCGGGTTCGGGGAGTCGAACCGGATCATGTGCCGCCGGTCGACGGTCTCACCGTTCACCCACACGACGCCCTGCGGGTACAGCCCGGAGGGCAGGGACTGGATCGAGTGCCCGGCCGGTGGGTGGATGCTCACGGCCTCGACGTCCACGTGGTGCACCCACTTCGGCCGACCGTCGTAGGCGTACTCGATGACCCTCCACCAGGAGACGCCCTCGAAGATCAGGTCGTCGATGGTCTGCGCGAGGGTCACCACGTTCGGGACGTTCGGGTCGATCTGCCGCAGGAACGGGGAATCGACGCTCACCCGGGCCGAGTCCAGCTCGTGCAGCGGCAGGGCGGCGATCGAGCAGATGAGGTTCCGGCCCCGGACCACAGCGGGCACGGTGAGAGCCTGCGCCCTGGTGACCCGGGTCCACGCCCCAGTCCCGACGTACGTGCCGCCCGGCAGCCATGGGGAGCTTCCAGGGGCCCAGCTGAACAGCTCAGTCACCTGGGCCCCGGGAACGGCTGGGCGGGACGTGGCGATGTCGCGGATCAACTTCCAGCGCGCTCGTAGTCCCACGACGACCATGGTATCCGGATCTGCGCAGGTCAACTACGACCTAGGCACGGCGACCACCCTCCGGACCTTCATCGCCGGGTAGGCCCGGGCCAGGTGGACGACGCCAGCCGCGGAGTAGGCCGCGTCACAGTGGCCGTGCTTGCGGCTCATCACCCACCGGTCGCCCTGGTGCAGCTTCGAGGTCCCGTGAACCTGCGCGTCGAGCAAGGGATCGGCGGAGTGCCACACGGCGTCCGAGCGAACCTGCTCGGCGAACCCCATGCTCACCGACGGGAGGTCCGTCTTGATCTCCTCAACTCGCGTCTTGAGGCGCGCCGTCCGGAGCCACACGGCCAGGGAGGCAGCCGGGCCACCGGGAAGCCACCCGAGGACCCGCGGCCGGACGCGCTCCACGAGGCCAGGGAGGTCCCGGCGGACCTGGGCCGTGGCGTCGACCCCGGACCACGCCCTGACGGGCTCCAGGCGGATCCTGCCGTCCGGCATGGTGGCCCCGGCCATGAGGGTGGCGTGCAGCTCGTCGGGGGCGATGTCCAGGCACAGCACCACGCGGCCGCGCGCCTCGTCGAGGGTGTCCGGCAGTGCACAGCGGTCCCACGCTGCCGGGTCGACCGCAGCGTCGAGGGCGTGCACGCGCTGGCACATGACCTCGGTGCGGAACCCGGTCTCCTCCTCGCCCCCGTTGGCCTTCGCCCGACGGGCCGGCCCAAGCAGGGTGTCCCAGTCCATGCGGTGCCGGACGGCAGGATTCGCCGCGGCGAGCGCCTCGGGGTCCTCCAGGTCGGCGCCGTCCGGGGCGGACCACTCGAACAGGCCGAGCCGGTAGTCACCCTCGCCGGTCTCCATGAACCGCAGGGCGTCGCCCCGCAGGGAGTCCAGGACGACCGACTGATCGTCGCCCTGATTCGTGATGGCCAGGGCCTGCGCGTTCGGCCGGGCGTTCATCGCGTTCGTCGAGGCGTTCCACGCATCCCAGGAGTGATGCTCCCGCAGCTCGTCCAGGATGAGCCGGTCGACGGACAGGGACCGGCCGCCCTGCCGGTTGCTCGCTGCGATCTTGTACCGGGAGCGGTCCGACGTCTTGAGGGTCTGCTCGCCGTTCGCCCGGCGGATCCCGTTCCGCGGGACGAGGACCGACAGGGCCTCGTTGTCCTCGACCGTCTCGACAGCCTTTTCCCACGACTCACGGGCGTAGTCCAGGTTCGTCGAGGTGCCCAGCACGAGGGCGACGCTCTCGACGAACATCCAGAACAGCGCCAGCACCTTCGCCACGTGCGTCTTCCCGTTCTGCCGGGCGACGAGGGCGAGCACGTACCGGAACCGGGGACGGCCATCGGGGAGCAGCTCGCCCGCGTGGATCACGATCCACTCCTGCCAGGGGTCCAGTGGCTCGCCGAGCACGTCGCGGGCGAACTCCACCACGGCGAAGCCGTAGGACGTCTCGGGCGTGAGGTCGACGAGGGGCGGGGTCCACAGCCGGGGGACCGTGTGCCCGTAGGGGAGTTCAGCCGCGGCCGCGGGCAGCACGGAGACGGGCGAGGGCGTCACCTGCGGGGTTGCCGACATCGGGCGTGCCTCCCTTCGTGCTCGCCGCGCGAGCGGCCGGTGTCATGCCGAGGGCGGTGAGAGCGGCCAGCAGCTTCGGCCCCAGGTCGGAGGCGACCGTCATGGCGTCGCACCGGGACCGGAGCCGCGCCAGTTGCTGCGCCGTGCTCTCGTCCTCCGGGATCACCCGCTCCAGTTCCTCGGCGACGGCCGCTGCCTCCTCGATGAGTGCGGCGTACCGGCGGGCGAGCGCCACGGTCCCACGGTCACGCTCCAGGAACTGCGTGTCCCGTAGCGCTGCGGACAACGCCCGGGCAATCGAGGGTGATCTCAGAGCCATCGGGTGTCCTCCTGGTCGATCGGGCCGGATCCGGTCCGGCGGGGCCTCACGGGGAGAGAGAGAACAGGCCGGGGCTGTCCCTGGTGCCGTGATCCCCGGAAAAACCGGGCCTCACCAGCGTGTGCGGGGTGCGGGTTCGGGGTCGACCTGCGGTTCACCGACGTGCAGGTTGCACGCTTCGCACGATGCGATGAGGTACCGCTCGTCGTCGCCGGTCTTTGCCCTGCCGTGGGTGTGGTGTACGCACGTGGCCTCAACAGTGCACACGCCCGGCACCTTGAGCCGGCAGGCGTATCCGTCCCTGGCCAGCACCCGGGCCCGGATGCGGCGCCATGCCCGGGTGCTGCCTCCCTGCCAGGAACGCCCGGTCACACAGGTGGCCTGGTAGTGGGTGAGCGGTGCTGGTTGCGTTCGCCGATCAGGCTCAGGAACAGCCTCCTTGTGATCAGGGTTACGTCTGGCGCGTCTTCGGGCCAGTGGACGTAGAGGTCCCCGTCGTCGGCGAGCTGAACGGTTGGCTCGGCGATCTCCACCGTGATTCGTGTCATGACAATCTCCTCTGGCTGGTACCGGGCGGGGCCTCCTGGATCCGGTTCCCAGCAGGTCCCCACCCGGTGGCTCATCATTGCGTGATCAGGTCGCGCCAGTTTGTGGGTGCATGGACGGCTTCGCAGTCGCACTGAGTGCAGCGCCCGGCGGGCTCTTCGGGGTGAAGCGGGCACGGATGGGCGAGTCCGGTAACAGAGCTACTGAGACCGCGCGCCGGGGGCGACGAGAGCCCTCTCAGCCATGTGATGACTGCCCCTGCGTGGCATCCGGACCATGTGCGGCCTAGGACGGCCTGTCTGATGTCCGGTGTAGTCCACCCGAGACCGGCCAGGGTCGTGCACTCATCCACGAGGGTCTTGCGGGTTATTGATCTTCCGATTGGTCCACAACCACCCACCACGACGTCAGCAAGATCCGCTGCCTTGTCGGCGAGCGTGGGGCGGTCGCTGGTGGTTGGTGTGGTCTCTGGTGTGTTCTCTGGTGTGTTCTTGCTCCGACGGCTGCGTCGGGAGGGTTCCGACGGCTGCGTCGGGAGGGTTCCGACGGCTGTGTCGGGAGGGGTACCGACGGCTGTGTCGGTAGGTGCCGACACGACGGTGGGCGGAATGTCGCGAAGGCGGTAATGGCATCCTCCGATTGATCCATCGTCGCGGTGCCACTGAGCGGTCATCACGATGTCCATCTCGCGCATCCGGGAGATGGCACGCTCGGCGGTACGGGTCGTCACACCGGCTCTCTCGGCGACGCTCTTCACCCGCGGGTGAGCGGAGCCACCCCGATCCGCGTAGGACCGGAGCGCGACGTAGACGGCGAGCTCAGCACCGGTCAGGCCGATGCCGAGTACCCATACCGGGATCATTGCCCACGGTCCGACCTCAGTAGTGACGGTGTCCTGTTGTACGTTCTCCACGGAACGACCTCGACCTTCGTTCTCACGGCCCCGACACCCTGAACCGGTGTGCGGGGCCTTCCAATGCCCACATGGTACCACTCTTGTTGTGGTAGAGTTCTGGCATGAGATATATGGATGTCCCTAGGCAGGATCTCAAGAAATTCAACGGCAGGATCCCGGCCGAACTCTTCGATCAGATCCGCGCGCTGGCTACCCAGCTCGATCTCAGTGTCAACGCGACTGTTGTCGCTCTGCTCAGGGAAGCACTGAAGGACGCCCACGCCAAGTAGACGTCCTTCAGCAGCCAACGTCACCCCCAGCCATAGGAGCAACACCATGATTATCCAGCAACGATTCCCCTGGTACATGGGAGTCACCGCCGGAGTCGGCACCATCGGTCTCGTGACCGGGGTCGGCACCCTGGCGGCATCGTTTCAGCCGATGTTCGGCGTGTGGTCGTGGGGAGCCGCCGTGCTCCTGGATCTCCTGGCGCTCGCGCTCACCGTGTGGGCAGTGCAGGCAACCCGCAACGACGAACCGGCAATCGCGCCCAGGTCGGCCGCTCACATCTGCGTCGCTGCCTCAGTACTGGCCCAGTCCGTCACCGCGTATCAGGGCCTCTCCGGCGGTGTCGGCGGGTGGACGTCGGCCGCCATGCACACGATCCCGCCGCTCGTCCTGTGTCTCGCCCTGGAACTCATCGCACGGCACTACACCGCCCAGCACGCCCAGCGACGTGCACCACGTCGCGCACAGGAGACACTGCGCGTCCAAATCGCCAAGGCAGCCACGGGCCTACCGGTCGACCTACGCCGGTGCGCGAACGCCGTCGTAGCGGCCGCACGGGCGGACGTCGTTGACGTTCGTGTCCTCGCCCAACTCATCCCGTCCGGGGAGCTTGAGGAAGCTCCGGCCATGCGTGCCCTGTGTGCCGTGGCGGACCCGAACGCAGTGCCGAACGCCGTGGCGATTCCCGCGGCCGACAACGCCACTGACCAGCCCGAACACGGCGAACACATGGCCGAACGCGACCGGGCTGAACGCCGTCGGGCGGTGTACGCCCTGCGCGACGCGAACATGCCCGTCCGGACGATCGCTACGCGGCTCGGTGTCAGCACGTCCACCGTGTCCGCCGACCTCAAGGCCCGTCAGTCCGTCGGCTTCGCCGCTACGGAGGTGGCCCGGTGAGGACGTCCCCGTTCAGGGTCAGGACGATCACGCGCAAGAGCAAACGAGCCAGCGTTCACCACGGACATGGCGCAACGTCCGAACTCACAACCGTGGCCGAACCGGTCATCCCCCGTGGACCGTGGGTCCTCGGCATCCCCCTGTACCTCGCCGGCCTGTTCCTGCGCCGCGTGTGGCTGCCCGAGACGCGCGAGCAGCTGGTGTTCAGCATGGCGTTCTTGGTCGCCGGTGTTGCGGTCGGCGGGTTCTCCTACGCCTACGCGAAGGCCCGTACCCGGTTCCAGCGGTGGCACGCCACGGTGACTCCGGCCGCATTCGTCGTGATCCTCGTGGTCCCGCTGAACCTCGGGTGGGGCCGGTACAGCTCGCTCGTGATGCTGACCTACTGGATCGTGCTGTCCGGCGGATGGGTGGCCAGGGTCGCCCGGTCCGTGTGGGGCGACGGAGCCGACATGCACCAGCAGGATGGCCCCGGAGGCCAGATCGCTGACGCCCTCGGGCTGTCGGGAGTCCGGGTGTCCAAGGTGAAGGCGCACGGGACGCCGGGGGAGCGGCCGGACCGCATCACCTCCCGGTGGACGATGCGTGGTGCCGAGGGGTACGAGCACATCGCGAAGGCCAGGGAGGGCATCCAGAACTACGCGAAGGCCGTGCACGTCCGGATTCGCAGGGTGCCGACCGACCCTCAAGCGGCAGACGTGACGGTCGTCCGCCGGGACATGCTGGCCACCCCGGTCCCGTACCCCGGTCCGAGCGCAGCGCGGTCCGTCGCCGAGCCGTTCACCATCGGCGTCCGCCAGGACGGCACACCCGAGCAGCTGTGGCTCACCACGTCACACGGGACGTTCCGCGGGATCGTCGCCGGGTGCTCGGGATCCGGGAAATCCCGCGGGCTCTGGACGATCCTCGCCGAGGGCGCCGGTCGCACCGACGTCGTGTGGTGGATTGCCGACATCGCGAAGGCCGGACAGACCGTCGCCCCGGCGGCCGCCATGTTCGACTGGATCGCCACCGACGAGGCCGGAGCCCTGGCCATGGTCGAGGCTGCCGAGCGCATCGGGCAGGCCCGGTCCAGGGCCCTCGGAGATGACCAGGCGTGGCACCCCCGGTGCGGGATGCCGCTGCTGGTCGTGTGGATCGAGGAGGCGGCCGGGGTGACCTCTCAGACCAAGCTGGGCAAGCGCATCACGCGCCTGTCGGAGCGGGTCCGGTCCGTGGGCATCGTGCTGGTTCTGTCGATGCAGCGGCCGTCCGGGAAGAACATGCCGACCGACGCACGGGCTCAGTTCACCGGTGCCTTGTGCTTCGGCCTGGACGACGAGCAGTCGCCGAAGATGGTCCTGTCGTCCGGAACGTTGGAGGCAGGCGTCCGGCCCGAGCTGCTGGCCGACACTACGCCCGGTGTTCACTGGCTCGAAGGCCCTGGCATTGACCGGCTCGACTGGTCTGAGCCGTGCCGCACGTTCCTCGTCGAGCCCGGACAGCTGCGGGGCATTGTCGAGGCGACCACCGATAGCCGCGCCCGGCTGGACGTCGACAGCATCCGCGCAGCCGGAGCCACCTACGCCCGACGGGACGCTGAGCCTGCCACCGTTCAGGGCATCCGCCCCGCCGAGCAGCCTGCCCCCACGGGCAAGCTGAACGCCGCACAGCAGGCCGAAGCGGCGCGCGCCATCGTCGACGAGATGGACGAGGGCATCGTCACCACCGCGGAACTCGTGCGGGCGTGGACGGAGCGGACGGGCATGTCCCGCGGTGCCGCGTACCGAGCCTTCGGGGCTGTCGAGGGCATCAGCAAGGGTCCGGCGGACGGCCAGTGGACGGTGTGCCACGAGCGCCCAGACGAGGACGCTGCATAACTACAGGTCAGAGGGTGTCCGGACACGTCCTGGACACCGCTCAGGACACGTCCTGGACACCGTCAGGACGGTAGGTCAGAGGCATGTGCAGGGGCGTCTGCACATGCCTCTGCACATGCCTCTGCACATGCCTCTGCACACCGGTCAGGCCGCTGCCCGGTAGGTGAGTGCCGCCGAGAGGTAGTCCCCAGCGGCGACGGTGAACGGCTTGCCGTTGGCGATCCGAGAGTCCGAGATCCCCGTGCCCGAGTCGTAGCAGCCCCCGAACGCCGACTGCGTCCCGGCAGAGTTCCATATCCCCATCGACCCCGCGTGGTGCTTCACGGTGCTCTGGTCGCGGAACACCCAGCTGCCGACGCATGCCTGGATCCCGCCGACGTCGGCGGCCACGGGTAGGTCGACGTAGATGGTGGAGGCGAACGACGGAGTCGTGCCGAACACGACGTAGAGGTGGGCTGTCACCAGACCGTTCCGGTTGGTGTACCAGCCGTCGTTCGTCGCCCCCGATCCAAGGTCGGCAGCGTTGAACACGGGGGTCCAGTCGTGGATGGCGAATTCGCCGGCGTCGGCGTAGCCACCTGCCTTGATGACCATGGTTCCTCCTACAGTCCCCAGAACGACGGCTCGGCCAGCCGGACGGCTGCCCCGATGGCGTGCGACTTCACGATCCCGTTCACGCTCCGGGTCACGGTCAGGGTGTTCCCGGCGACGCCGGTCACGGTCATACGCTCGCCACCGATCATCACGTCGTAGTCCCCGTCGTCGTGGGTCCAGACCACGTCCGTGGGTGGCGTGACGTCGACCTCGGTCTCGGTGGCGTCGAGGGCCTCGGCGGTGACGGTGCCCTCTCCGGACCAACGGTGCTCGGTGGTCCAGTGCGCCACCCGGAACGGGCGCGCGGGTATGCAGGTCCACCGGACCCGGGCGTGCATCGGGGTGATGTCGAGGGTCCGGCCCACCACGAGGACGTCAACGGCGTCCGGGGGCAGCCACGCGGGCGGGTTGTTGACGACGAGCCGGTCACCGATGGCGATCGAGAGCAGGTCGCGGGTGAGCACGCCATCCGCCAGGAACGTCGGGTGCGCCAGGTCGACCCCCAGGGAGGGGTACCGGGCCTCGTCCCAGGTGCCCAGATGCACGCGCCACTGCGCTACGAGGGACGTCTGTTCGTCGCTGCCCAGGGACAGGGTCACGCTCTCGTCGTAGACCCCGACGTCGGCCGTTGACAGGGTGCCGGTCTCCAGTTCCTCGACCGAGGAGGACCCGCCGTCCCTGGTGACGGTGACGCGGTTGCGGAGCCGGGCGTCGTCGTCGACGGGCTCGAACGGGATGACGAGATTGTCGGTGTAGTCGATCTCTACGGCCGGCTGGTCGCACATTGACCGCATGGTCCGGTACCGCAGGGCAAGCGCGGCAGGGTCGTCGTGCAGGATCCCGCCGGCTGCGAGCGCTGCCTCTCCGAGCAGGTCGAGCAGGGTCCTAACGCCCTGGACTCCGAGCGCAACGGAGTCGCCATGTGCACCGCGGATCGTGCAGGTGACGCCGTTCTCGGCGGTGAGGCGCGCGACACGGGCATCGGCCTGCTCACCGGTCCACGCGCCGACCTCCCGGTACAGCAACGCCCAGGTGTCGAGCAGGATCTCGGACTGCACTGAGACGTGCCCAACAGCCATGTCGGTGGCGCACGTCTGGTTTGGATTGATGATGACCCGCGTGACCCGGCCGATGGTCTGCGTGGTGAAGGTGTCGTTGACTCCACCCTCTGCCCCGGCAGGCGATAAGGCCCAGAGTCCCCATTCGACGTCTGCCCCGTCCTGGGCCAGCTCGATACTGACTCTCCAGGCAACGTCCTGGGCCCCGAACGCGACGGTTCCGCCGGTCTCGGTCAGGGTGCCGTCGGAGTCGTAGCCCAGAAGCCGCAGGCCACCGGAGGTGGTCCACTGGAGGTCGATCCGGGCCAGCGTGCCCGTGGTGTAGACGCTCGCCACGATGTCACCGTTGGCCATGCCGGAGGCTGGGAAGTTGACCAGGAACCTCACAGCTGCCTCACCAGCGTGGGTGTAGGCCGGCACGGCCCCGGTCCAGCGGGAGTCGCCAATCGTGGGGATCGACTCCGAGCACGCGAACCCGTCATAAGCGGCCATGGTCGGTGTGCCAGACACGGCCATGGGGCGGGTGCCCAGGGAGCCGGCGGCGAGCGCTGTAGCTGTCGCGCCGTCCTCGCACGGCCAGTAGGCACGGGCCGGTGTCGTGAGGCCCAGAATCCCGCGACGGAGGGCACTGGACAGGGGCGACGCGCCCTGGCCGAGCCTGCGCATGGGCCCTGACGCCTCGACCTCGGTCAGGACCGAGGGTGAGCCCTTGCGGCCCCAGGTGAGGGGCCACTCGCTGATCTCGCACACGCCGAGGTAGTGCCGGTTCGTGATCGCTGCCGACCCGTACAGGGTGTAGGTGTTCGTCCCGTCGGAGAACGTGCCCGCCCCGACGGTCAGGGTCGAGGTGTCGACCCCGGAGACCACGGCCCCGGCGATCCCGTCCCGGATCTCCCAGCCGTAGACCTTCCCGCTGCCGGAGCCGACCTGAACAGTGTGCGTCGAGTCGAAAATCGACGTGGTGCCCGCGGTGACGACCGGCTCCCCCAGCTGGACCCAGGTCCCGTCGAGGCGCGCGGCGGTGTAGAACGTCGCCGTGTGCCCGCCTGCGCCGTTGTCCACGTCGAGGGTGGCCCGGAGTGCGATCCGTCCCGCCCATGCCGGGACGACGACGGTGGAGGCTCTGCCGAGCCAGTTGGTCCCGTCCGCGGTCCAGTAGATCCAGATCAGTCCGCCGATCAGGTACAGGGCGTATGAGCGGTCCCCTGCTGCTCCGTACTTCGCCAGGAGCAAGAAGTCGTCCGCGCTCCAGTCGTCGCGGGAGAACTCCACCCTTAGATCGATGTCCCCGGTGATGGACAGTGCCGCGGTGTCCGGGCACGTTGCGGCCGACCCGGACGCCGTGAGGTCGAGCCACGGTGCGCCAAGGTCGACGTAGGACCGAGCAGGGGTGTTCCGGCCGATGAGCCCGTACAGCTCGGACGAGGGGTTCCGGGCGGAGTACTTCCCGGTCGGGTTGGTCAGGGTGAACGCCATCGAGGCGACGTCGGCGGTTCCGCCCTCGGACCGGACGCCGTGCGAGGACGACGCCCCGGCCTGGTCAACCTCGTCCATGACGTCGTGCCACGCGCCGGAGTAGTACAGCTCGGTGCCGAGGAAGCCGGTGGGAAACGGGGACAGTTCGATCATCACGCGCTCCCGAGGACGGACTGGACGTTCCCGCCGTTGCGCCGGATCCTGACCCGCAGCTGCTCCAGGAGAGCGTCCAGCAGGGCATCCCCGGTGCGCTCCACGGAAAGCACCACGTCGAGGCCACCACCAGCTGTGCCGCCCCCGGATGATCCACCAGGAGGCGCCGCCACCGTGGCCGCGGCCAGCCGCCCGGCCGCGCGCTGCACGGCGTCGCGGGTCCTGTCGAGGCCGATGCCGAGCCCCTGGCCGAAGTACCCGCCGAGCCCCATGGCCACCTTCGAGGGCGAGGCGATCCCGAGGGCCTTGGCGATCGGACCGGGGATGGCGGACTTCGCCCACCCGATGAGGGTGGAGCGCAGCCACCCGCCCATGGCCCGGATCCCGTTCCACAGACCGGAGACCACGTTCCGCCCGGCAGAGATTAGCCAACTATTAGCGCCAGCAAATGCGGCCCTTACCCTTCCCGGAATTGATTTGACTTTAGCCACGATCGAATCGAAATGCCTGACTACCCATCGGGTCGCTATTCCGATCGGCCCGGTGATGATGGTGAGCAGGAGAGGCCAGTTCCCCTTGACCCAGTTCCACACGGACCGGACCACATTCAGTACGCCCTTGAATGCGCCGTCAACGATCTTGCGGAACGTCTCAGACTTCTTGTAGGCGATCACGAACACGGCCACCAGGGCAATGATCGCGGCGATGATCAGGAACACGGGGTTCGTGAGGAACGTGAGGTTCAGGGCAGTCATGGCGATCTTCACGCCGTTGATCGCGGGTGTCATGAGGGCGAGCGCGGGAATGAGGAAGTTGGCGAACCCGGACGCAAGGTCACCGACACCGGTGCCCATCAGGAACAGCTTGTCGATCATCGGTGCTTGCTGCTGGTCGAGGGCCATTGTGGCGGCGGCCAGCTCGGTGTTCGCCTGCGTGGCCTGAACGGAGTTCTCCCCGTACTTCTTCACCGCGGCGTTGTACGCCTTCTGCGCAGCCTCGACCCGGCCCGTGGCATCGGCGGTCGATGTGGTCAGCGCGGAGAACCCCCGCATGCTGTCCTGGACGCCGGTCAGGGTGTCCCGGAAACCCATGGCCCGGGTGTCGAGGACGTCGAACCCTTCCTGTGCCCGGCCGAACCCGCCGGTCAGCTTCGAGTCGCCGAGGGTCGTCACGACGCGCTTGACGTCGGTCTCGGTAGTCTCCCGGAACTTCGTGACCTCTCTCACGGCCTGCCCGGCATCGGCGAGGATCGCAATCTTGATCGGTGCGGCCACGGGCGGTCACTCCCTCCGGTTCGCCTCGGCGATCAGGGCCCCGCGCTGCCTGACGGTCAGTTCGAGGTACTCATTCATGGTGAACGGAACGCGGGTGCCGACTACGAGGGCTGCGTAGGCCCGGTCGCGGTCGGCCCCGGGGCTTTTCCCTCGTCCACCCCGGCATCCTGCTCGTCCTCGCCCTCCTGGCCGCTGAATCGACTGACTACGTCGTCCATCCGGAGATTCATGACGGAGCGGTACGACTCTCCGTCCTTCGCCCCGGAGCGCTTGGCCTCGACGAACAGCAGAGCCCGCATGAGGGGGAATGTGTTGCCGCCGTCCGCCTTGAGGGCCAGCTCGGCCGCCGAGCAGGTGAATACCTTCTCGATGGCGATCTCCTCGAACCCATTCAGGCTCTTGAACATTTCCTCAGGATCAATTCTCTCGACCTCGGTGTCCTCATTCATCAAGCCCAGCCTTCCCGGCCGCCCTGTCGAGGCCAGCCTCTAACATCTCGACCGCACGCGGTGCGAGTTCCTTGTCGGCGCGCTGCATGAACAGCGACGCCTTGATGTTGCGCTTCGGCCACCCGTAGTTGATCGCCCCTGCGTAGGGGATCCGGGCTCGCCCGGCGATCACCACGGCCTTCGCCTTCGCCTTGTTGCCGCGGACCGTGCCGGCCAGCCTGCCGGACCGCTTCGGGGCGTACCGGGAGGCCAGGACGGCGCCCTCTCGGGCGATCCCGGCCATGGTGTCCTTGAGGTCCGCGACCTCGACCCCATACGACTGGAGGGCCCGCAACGTCTTGTTGAGACCCTCCACCCGGACCGACCCACCGGCAGGCATGGCTCAGACGACCGGCTCTGTGTACAGGACAGGCTTGGCGACGTACTTCCACTCCACCTCGGTGACGAACCGCATGGTGGTCGAGGCGTTGGCCTCACCGCCGAGCAGGTCGCCATCAGGCTCGGCGACGATGCACTGACCGAGGAACATCGGCTGCGTCACGGTCGGAGTCGAGTCGATCGGCTCGCCGTGAGGCCAGATCTCGACATCCACGGTCGACCCGGCGGAACCCCAGATAAGGGCCCAAAGAGTGTCAGCGTCGGTGTCCTGCTTGACCGTGAGCGCCAGGACGTAATCCCGGAGCCCGCCGGCCGCAGCGTCGGCGAAGGACACGAAGTCGGAGTCGGTCTCTGCCGACTTGATCCGGACGTCCTTGACGGCGTCCGTGTAGAGGTCGTCGTCGATGACGAGGACGAGGGAACGAGAGCCAACGGCAGGCATTACCGGGTCACCTCCAGGAGGAAGGTCAGTTGGATGGCGTAGAGGTTGCCGGGCACGGTGCCGTCGGCAACCAGGATCATCGGCTCAGCCGAGACGTCGGCCACGTCGCCGAGCCCGGTCACCGCGTCCACCAACTGCACGCCGAGGTCGTCGAACATCTCGTCGGCCTTGACAGGGTCGGGGGACAGGATCACCACGGCCTGCATGGTCGCTGCGCTGGCCGTGAAGTCTGCGGGTGCGAGCCGGATCACGTTGACCCAGCCGTTCCCGGGCCGGACGTTGTTGGTCACCGGGTGGTCGGTGACGGTGATCCCGCCGATGGTGTTCAGGGCTGCGGCCACGTCCGCCCTGCGCTCGCTGATCGTTCCCATCACGCCACCGGGAGCTTTCTGAACGGCGCCTCGAACCGGCGAATCTCGGCATCGTTCTGCGGGACGCGCGCCGAGGTCGACCCTCCCTCGAACGCCGTGAACGAGGCGACCGGGACAGCTCGAGCGGCGAGGTTCCGGGCCACCCTGCGCTTGAGTGCCTGCGCCAGGTCCGCCGGGTACGGGACGGGGATGCGGCACACACGACGCTGCGCCCAGATCTCGGCCTCCAGGGCGTCTGCCACGTCCGCCACCGTGGCGGACGTGGAGGCGCCGAGGTAGGCCAGCACGTCCTCGGTGTCGGAGGCGTCCGGGGGCTCGTGGCTGTCGGGGTCGACAGCGACGAAGTCCAGTCCCTCGACGTCGTTGCCGAACGTCGCGTCGGTGACGGTGAGGACGGCCAGGTGCGCTCCGTCGTCCACCACTTCGTAGGTGACCAGGTACACCCCGGTCGTGGTCTGCGCCGTGACCGTGGCCGCCACGTCGGTGCCGTCCGGCTCGGTGACCACCACGGCGATGTCGTCCGGGGCCGCGAGCGCGCCGTCGTTGTCCATGACCATGAGCCACAGACGCCAGGTGTCGCCGATGTCGACGACGTCCGGCGCGGTGATGATCGAGATCGACATAGCGCGCTCCTTTCAGGTAGAGCCCGGCCGGGTCGTCGACGGGGAAGTAACGACCCGGCCGGGGGATCAGACGGCGACTACTGCGCCGTTGGAGGACAGGGGAACGTAGGTGAGACCCCAGGAGACGCGCGCCGTGGTGCCGATGGCGCCACTGCCGGTGGTCGACAGGACGATGTCCCCGGCATCCATGGCGATCGGGGCCTCCAGGTGGACGCCGTAGGCGACATCCAGCTCTGCGATCAGCACACCGCCGGCGGTGGGGTTCAGGGTGTACCAGGTACCCACCGGGTCGGAGTCGCACACCAGCGCCGTGGCCAGTACGACGTTCGAGCCGCCGTCGTCGGGGTCGAGGAAGAGGTCAAGGTCGATCGACTCGGCCGGCATGGCAGCAGTGACCCGGCCGAAGAACGCCGTGACGAGGACCTGCCCGGTGATCGAGAACAGGTCATCATCCGCGGTGTCGGCGGGAGGTAGCGCGGCGGTTCGGGCGACGAACACACCGGCCACGCCGGTACGGGCTCGCGTTGCGTAGGACATCAGGGTTCCTTTCCTGTCCTGGTGCGGTTGTCAGTGCGGTGGGGCGGGCGCCCGGAAGCCCTCGC